GGTGGGTCAACGGGCGGCCGCAAGATGGCCCAACCGTCTGCACAGGAATTGCAACGCGCAATTGGCGCAGGAAGAATGCTGGGTTACACTAAAGCCCAGATGACAGGCCTGTTTAATGTAGGTCTTACAAGTCCTTTATCAAATGTTCCAACTGCAGCATCTAAGGGCTCATTTAATGAATTTCTTGATTTAAGTAACGATGAGAGTATTCTCAGTTACTACAACCCACAAAGTTTTAGAACAGCACAATCCCGTAACCAAGCGGGAGAAGCAATTGCTACAGGCATAGATACAGGTCTTGGTTATTTTGACGCTGCTGGTAATCCAGTAGACCGCTCTTCTTACCGTCAGTCCTACGATGAAGATGAAGATACAGGCGAATTAATTATTCCTGGTATTAAAGGACCACAGGCAGATGAAGGTACAGCCCCTGCCCCTATTAGCATGGTTCCTACTTCAACCTCTAACCCAGAACGTCCACGTACTGTTGGTGCTGGCTATGATTCAGCACGTCAAGTACTTACTGTTATTTTTAGAGATGGTACTTTTTATAATTATTACGAAGTTAATACAAATGAATGGTCAGCCTTTAAAAGTACCAAATCCAAAGGTGTTTATATTTACTCAGTTTTAGACTACCATCCTCGTGGTCCAGCAAATACTAACGACGTTAGTCCTAAAGTTCGTGAGAACCTTTATAGGATTGCTCGTGCTGTGCAGGTACAAAAAAGAGGGCGCAATTTCTACGCAGAGCGTAAGAAAGCGGCTAAGAAACGGACTACTACAAAGAAAAGGTAGCAATGCCCAAGGTACACAACATCGGACCAACATTTGTACAAATTACTAACTTCCCCTATAAATGGGGCGCAAAGTTTATTGTGCGTGGTTGGACTCAAGAAATTGAAGACCCTTTTAGAACTTCAAAGCCATTTATAGTACGCTTGCCTAGGTACAAGGCATTAGTCTTGGGACGATGGACTGGAACAACAAATGAAGAGAGCGCTCTTAGCGGAGCACTACAGACACGGGAAGTAACTTACGATGATTTTACGGAAGAAAAAGGCTGGATACCAGCCCCAGACTCGGATTCAAAAGAGAGTCTCGATGATATCTACTCCAGACTTGATTCAATGGATGGAACAGTCGATGTACACGATTGGCAAACTTATTACCGTTTGGCAAAAGAATCCGAGCAATAAAGACTATATGAATGAAATTTTGATGGGTACAGAAGTCTTCCATGAAATTGCTAAAGAATTACAAAGACGCTCTGAATCTATGCTATGATTTCTTTGCTTCACCTCTCTCCAGGTCTGGCGGACCCACTTCGGTGGGTCTCGCTATTTAGATAGGGAATTATGGAAAACTATAACGAAGAAAAATTTGAAGAGATAAACCCCGAATTTTATCTTCAAGATGAGACACCTGTTGAAGAAGAGGTTATCAATGACCTGGATGAACTTTCTCAAGATTTTGTAAATAAACTTATAGATAAGATTATGGACTTTCTTGTAGTCCTAGTTGGTCATGACTTGCACCCTTATCAAAAACCTTTAGCACGTCGCATTATTGAGTCTGTCGTCATTAACGATGGTGAAGAAATTACAGCCCTTGCTTCCCGTCAATCAGGTAAATCTGAAACAGTGGCAGATACAGTAGCGACATTGATGGTTCTTTTACCTCGGCTTGCTAAGTTATACCCAGACCTTCTTGGAAAATTTAAAGATGGTTTATGGGTTGGTTTGTTTGCCCCAACAGAAGGACAGGCTGAAACTTTATTTGGACGTACCGTCACACGTCTTACATCTGAGCGTGCTATTGAGATTATGGATGACCCAGAAATTGACGATAGCGCTGCACGTGTAGGTGGAGTTACTCGTCAAATTAAACTTAAGAAATCTGGTTCTACTATTACGATGATGACTGCAAACCCTCGTGCAAAAATTGAGTCTAAGTCTTTCCATGTTGTTGTTATTGATGAGTGTCAAGAAGCAGATGACTTTGTTGTGTCTAAGTCAATCTCACCTATGCTTGCTTATTATGCTGGAACAATGGTTAAAACAGGTACTCCTACAACCAGTAAGAATAACTTCTATAGAAGTATCCAACTTAACCGTAGACGCCAAACTGCACGTGGTGCACGTCAAAACCATTTTCAATGGGATTGGAAAGATGTAGCAAAAGTTCAAGCAAATTACGAAAAGTTCATACGTAAAGAGATGCTTCGTATTGGTGAAGATTCTGACGAGTTCCAGATGTCGTATAACTGTAAGTGGTTGTTGGAACGTGGAATGTTTGTTACTTCAACAATCATGGATGAACTTGGAGATACCTCTCAAGAGATTGTTAAAGCCTGGCATAAAACTCCAGTAGTAGTTGGCGTTGACCCAGCACGTAAAACTGACTCAACAGTGGTAACTGTTGTGTGGGTAGACTGGGATAGACCAGATGAGTTTGGGTATTTTGACCACCGTGTCTTGAATTGGCTAGAAATTCAAGGAGACGATTGGGAAGAGCAGTACTTCCAAATTGTTAACTTCTTAGAAAATTATGATGTCCTTGCCGTAGGCGTAGACGCTAACGGTGTGGGCGATGCTGTAGCGCAAAGATTAAAACTTCTCTTGCCACGTGCTGAAGTAAGTTCAATTACTTCTAGCCCATCAGAGCAATCTAAGAGATGGAAGCACCTACAAGCCCTTATTCAACGCAAAATGATTAGTTGGCCTGCCCATGCAAAAACTCGGCGCCTTCGTACTTTCAAAAGGTTTTATCAACAAATGGTTGATGCCGAAGTTACATTTAAAGGACCAAATTTCCTTGTAGCGGCTCCTGAAGAAACCTATGCTCATGATGATTTTGTAGATTCACTTTCTATTGCTTGTAGCCTTACCCAGAACCTAGTAATGCCAGAAGTAGTGGCTTCTAGTAATCCCTTCTTTTAACAACACAATCTGCCCAAAAGGGTGGAAACTATTACCAAGGAAAAAGGCCTTTCCTATCAACAATCCTTAAGGAGTAAGAATGACAATTTCACCAGCACCACGCTTCCCAGAGCGTGCGCCTAATGTGTATGAAGTAAAGGGTGCAGATAATGCAACCCGTCGTGGACCACTTCGTTTTGAAGAAGGTATCGCAACTGATACTGACGTCCCAACAGATTTTCAGAAGGGCATGACCCAAGGTCTTGTCCCTGCTGCAGGTCGTCCAAACCGCAACGCTAACGTATTCGAGAAGCCTGCTGCAGAAACTCTTGCAGAGCGTGCTCACGTTGGTTCAGCATCATGGGTAGAAGCACCAACATTCCTTGGTGAGTTCGCTCATGGAACATATGCTGACAACTCAGCGGCAAAGATTGAAACAGCAGTTCGCTCAGGTGGACGTTCACAACGTCAATCTGCAACTGTAGTTAACGACTAGTTTAAAAAGACACTCCTATGCCCCTACACTAGTGTGGGGGCAATAGGGTATGGAGAGGAGTAATACATGGCAAGCAAACCAGCCAACCCAAAGATGTGGGCGATGATTATTGCGCAAGCAAAAGCCAAATACTCCAATTACCCAAATCCAGGTGCATCACATTGGGTACATAAAACGTATGTTGAACATGGCGGTCGCTTTATTGAAACAACAGAAGCAGACCGTCGCAAAGGTATTGAAAAGAAGAAGGCAGAACGTAAGAAGACTAAAGAGTCTGTTACCGATAAGAAGCCTTCTAAGAAAGATAAGAAGAAGTAATGACCACTGCTAGTATTACAGGCATGAAGACCTGTTCTAAGTGTGGCATTGAAAAACCTTTAAATGGGTTTCATAAAAACAAGGCTAGACTTGATGGCGTAGAAGTATACTGCCGTGAATGCAACAACGCTCGTATACGGGATAAATACGCTCAAAACCCACAAAGTAAAATTCAAAAAACACGTGAATATCATTTGGCAAATCCTGAATGGAGCAAAGAAACTTTACGTAAGTGGCATCAAGAGAATAAAGAACGTAGATACAACAAAGTTAAAGAACGTCTTGCTACAGACCCAGAGTTCAAAATTTATCGTAGAGAAGTACAGACACGTTCAGAACGTGAAAGACGTGCTAAAAAAGCATCTACAGAAGTAGCAAAAATTACAAAAGCAGATTATTCTAAAATATTAGACATGTATAACAACTCTTGTTGGATTTGTGAAACAGAATTAACTAAAGTATTTTGGGACCATGTTCAGCCCCTTGCTAAGGGGGGAACGCATACTGTTGATAATTTACGCCCCGCATGCAATCCTTGTAATGTAAGAAAAAATGCAACATGGCCTTTTACAAATGAGATGAAAAAAGCAATTGCAACTGAGGTTCGTAACCTCCCTAAGATTAAGGAGGTGATGCCATGAGTTTCCTAGATTTTTCTCCGCCCTCTTATAGAGCGGCGTCTTCTGATTTAACAATTTCTATTTCCCCACTGGGGTTAGTTGAATTAGCAGACGAGGAATTCGAATGAAGTCCATGGTCCTCGCCTAAACCGTTATTCACTTAATTGGGCGATGTACTTGGGACACCATTGGGGTTATCGTAGAGAAACTGGCGAAATGCAAATCGCAGTTAACTACTACCGTGCATTTAATGACTTCTTAGCACGTTTTACTTTTGGTAAAGGCGTGCATTTTCGTTCGCCAAAAGCAACGGAAGCAATTGTTCCTGACCGCTTAGAGCGTGTGTGGGAAGTTGATAATGACAAGATGCGTGTGCTACTTGAAATGGCACAGCAAGGCGGAATTACTGGCGATGTATTTGTTAAAGTTGCATACGAAGAGCCATGGGTAGATTCAGCAGGAGGACAACATCCTGGTCGTGTTCGTATCCTTCCTATGAACTCATCATTTTGTTTCCCTGAGTTTCACCCACACGACCGTACACGTCTACTTCGTTTTAAGCAGAAGTATCGTTTCTGGGGAACTTCTCTTGAAGGAACGCGCCAAGTATTCACGTATACTGAGATTCTTACTGACGATGTTATTGAAGAATACATTAACGATGAGTTGATTGACTCACGCCCAAATCCACTTGGAGTAGTTCCAGTGGTGCATATTCCTAATGTGCCTGTATCAGGCTCACCATGGGGACTAGCAG